GGTGTTACACTGTCACATTGTCACAGTGTTACATTAGGCCATCTATTGTTAGTTACTAAAATGGAAAAGGCCCCCTAACTGGGAGCCCATTACAACGTGAATAGTGGAACAATTCGCACGAATTGCGGAATTGGGGGACTATGCCCCCGTGAATTACAGTGCGTCGATGTCGATATCATTCACCGACTCTTCCCGCGCTTTCTTGATCTGCTGAATCTTCCGAATCACAAATGCGCCGAACTGGGTGGAGAAGTCCGTTTCTTCAATTTTGGCCAGAATCTTGTCCAAATCGCCATCCGTGATGGAACCATGCGAACGTCCAGCCAAAGCGAGAATGCGCTGCTTGAACAATTCCGCCACAGTACGATACTGCTGCATTGTCTTGAACTTCTCACTGGTGGAGATGCGCTGCCAGGTGGCCGAAGCGCAGAACGCTTTTTCCAGTTCCTCCTTCGTCATTGAACCGGAGTCGCCACCTGACAAGCAGTCCTCACGCAACTGCGCAACCGAGAACAGAGCCACGGGCATTTCACTCGCCATGGGATTATTGGCGCGGAACTGCTTGAGCGTTTCACTGGCCTGCTTCATCAGCACGGAATTGACGAGATCCGTCCATGCGCCCAAGGTGGCAATATCGCTTGCGAAGCTGGGAACCACACAGTGAACTTGCCATCCATCCTCAACCCCCGCTCCTTTTGTGTTGTTCTTCTTGGCTGAGATCACCATGTATTGCCCAGCTGCAATGGAACTAACTGCTGCGTGCGCTGATTCACTGGTGGCATACAATGCAGTGTTGCCATTGGCAATGGGGGAGCGCATCGGCAGTCCTGCCAAGTCAGGCAAACCAGGGGCCTGCGTGGTGGTGATGATGGAATCCAGGGAACCGGCGGAAACTTGAATGTTAGACATAATGTCATCCTATTAGTAATGGTGGGCAATCCACCGTGATGCGGGATTGCATCCTAATGCGCACCATACAATGCGCAGTGTGGATGTAATCGTTGCAAACTCAAAACCTAACCAGTTGCGGGAACATCTCATGCGTGAGTCCGGCTGCACACTTCAACTGCTCCCTGACCATGTGACGCCAATCAGATTCTTGCTGACTGCGCAACTCGTCACGCGCAACTTGGCGGGAGACTTTGCTGCACACTGCCTCACACTGCTCCAGGAACGTCGGGCTTGCTTGGCTTGCTTGCTTGCTCATAATCATCTCCAAAAGTGTCGTTGTCAAGCCTTGATTATATCTCACTTTCAATTCCTGTCAAGCACTGTCTGTTGTAACTAGTTGCAACGATGCCATGCCTCCCAACTGCGCCAGTCTGCCGAATGTTGAATGCGAATCATTGTCACTTCCATCCCCATCCCAACCTGAATGCGAATCATTCTCATTCACAATCGCAACGGGGGTAGGGGCCTTTTTGGGCTGCTAGCGACTTATATCCTATTAGACAGCCTCCGAAAATTTCTAATTTTTAAATAACCATAACAACAACAGCAAGTACGAGGGTGGCTGGATTAGCCACTCAGTAAGTAAGGGAGCGGAAGAGAGAATGGCAACCACAGCGCCCGACACGCCCGGAGAAAGTTATGTCATCCACAAAAGATCAGATTATCACGAACGCGGCCAAAGGACTGTCGCAAGTTCAGATCTCCCGCATGCTGGGAGTGGATGAGAGCTATGTCAATCAAGTAGTGAACAGTGACGATGGTAAGGAAGCAATCGAGAAGCTGGCAACTGGCATTAGCGAGGAAAACGCCAAGTTTGACGACACGTTGGACAGTGCCGAACAGATCGCGCTGGATCGAATCAAGGCAAGAATGGGAATGGCCAACTTGCGAGATTCCTTGGCTGCATTCAAAATTTTGAACGGAGCAACTCGCCGCAGGGATTCGGCTCCAGCAACCCGCCAGCCATTAGGGCAGATTCATACAGTGGTGCTGCCACAAATTGCTGTTACCCAGTACATCATGAATTCCCAATCTGAGATTGTGGAAGTGGAAGGACGAACCATGATTTCCGCCAATGCAAAGCAACTTCCTCAGCTGATCCAGGACCGGCTTGGGCGAGTGCCAGTTGAGCGTAATGTGCAACTCTCAGACGAGAAAGCAAACCGGACAACTGAGCTTCTGGCAGGTGTAGATTCATCTCGTCCGCGCCGTAAGCTGCCAGCTGAGCTCGACATTACCGACATTCTGTAAGGTATCTCATGGCATCAGTAGAACTTGCTCTGGATGGTGAACAAGCCAGAGGAGCAGCTAAAGCAAATCTAAACTTTCTGGGCAGCTTGTGCATGCCAGACGACTTTGTGTTTGGATTTCCTGCATTCTATCTGACACTATTTGGAATCTTGACAGGATTCAGCAAAGCAGTCGAACGATATGCACTTGGCATTCCCCGCGGGTTTGCAAAAACTACCTTCATCAAACTGCTGTGTGTGTGGTACATATTATTCAGCCATAAGAAGTTCATCTTGATTGTCTGTGCCAGTGAGGAATTGGCAGTTAATGTGATCAGTGACATTGTTGCCATGCTGGGCCACCCCAACTTGGTAGGTTTGTTTGGCAATTGGGAGCAAAACTGCGAAGAAAATCAGAAGCATAAGAAAGTGTTCTATTTCCGCGGACGCACAGTCATTTTGCAGGGTGTAGGAGCTGAAACTTCTGTTCGCGGTATCAACCGAAACAACAAACGTCCAGACGTCATCATCATGGATGACATTCAAAAGAAAGAGGATGCCAAGAATAAGGAATTGGCCAACAAGATGCTGGAGTGGATGGTTGGCACACTGATGAAGGCGCGCAGCAACAGCGATTGCACCTTTATTTTCGTGGGAAACATGTACCCGCAGAACTCCATTCTCGACATGCTGCGTAAAAATAAACAGTGGGTGTCTTTTGTGGTTGGCGGCATTCTGGAGGATGGCGACTCCCTATGGCCAGAGCTGAAGCCAATCGAAATGTTGCTGGAGGAGTGGGAATCAGATAAGGATCTAGGGCAGGAGGACATCTTTCTGTCAGAAATTCTTAACTCCACGGACATGCCACTGGCAACTGGCATTGATTTGCAAGAGATTAAGGTAGCTCCAGACTGGATGAGTGATGTCCAACCAGATGGCAGTTTCATCATAATTGATCCCTCAGGTTCGGACAAGACAAGCGACGATTGCACAATCAACTATTATGAGGTGAAGGATGCCAAGCCGATCCTGACTGAAATTAAAGCTGGCACGTTCACTCCGAAAGAAACAATCATCAAAACGCTGGAAATTGCACTGACTACCAACACTCGGTTGATTTGTGTGGAAGCAGTTGCATATCAAAAGTCACTGTTGTTCTGGTTTACTGACTACTGTCAGGAGCACAACATTGAAGGGTTTGAATTCCACCCAGTATCCCCGCGGGGTCAAGCAAAGAATGCCAGAATTAAGAAGGGCGTTGTTAAGCTGATTGCCGGGGAAATTTACGTACATAAAGAAGTGCGTAGCCTGGTAGCTGACCAATATCGGGAGTGGAACCCAATGAAGCGTAACAACCGGGATGACATCATTGATCCCATTGGCTACGTGGAGGAGGTCACGACTAATTATGCACATTTCATCCCACACATGATTTTCTCTAATGAAGCTGACCACCCAGATGCAGCTCATACGGACGATCTGGAACTGTCCATTTAACTGGAAACACCATGGCCAAACTGACACCCAAAACAAACAGCACTGATCCGCAGGTTCGCACACTGAACGCAGCTCAGCGGATCCAAGCGCTGGATTACGCAAAGCAGTGTGCCAATGCATTCACTGGGAGCTTGTCCAGCTTTCGGTCTGTGCTGCAGTACCGGGACCGGGCGTACATGCGCCAGCTGAATCAGACAGCCAAGCAGCTAGAAGCAGTCCGCAGCGCCATGCAAGGTGACACTACCATTGCTCAGGACATCACAGTCCCAGTGATCATGCCGCAGATTGAATCAGCCGTGGCTTACCAAGCTGGGGTGTTTTTGACCAGCTATCCCATCTTTGGTGTGGTGGCATCTCCAGCTAACCAGGATGTGGCCACCATGTTTGAAGCCACACTGGCTAAACAGGGTGAGAAGTTTGGCTGGGCACGGGAGATGTTGAAGACGTTCCGAAATGGGATGAAATACAATTTTGGTCCGATGGTAGTGGACTGGACTCGCATTCCTATCCAGAAACTGGTCAACAATGCTGATCTCAACTCCAAAGATCGCGTTAAAATGGAGCAGGCCTTTTACCAGGGTAACTCTCTCACCAGCTTGGATCCATACAACTGTTTCATGGACACGCTGTGTGCCCCCTGCGACATCCCAACCAAGGGCGAATTCTTTGGCTGGAATGATCTCATGTCGAGAATCCAGTTCAAACGATTCGTGGGCACACTGGATCCGCACTGCACGTACGGACTGAAGCACGCATTTGAGAGTGGATATTCAATGGGAGCTGGCGGCGATTCCAGCTCCGCATTCAACTACTACGTTCCCCAGGTAAATCGTTACTTCAACATGCAGGATCTGGTATCTCAGGCTAAGACGAACTGGGCGAGCTGGGCTGGTCTGGAGAAGACCATTGGAAACGATATTGATTACCGTGACCGTTACTTGGTAACAACTCTCTTCTGCCGTGCCTGTCCCAGTGACTTTGGTGGTTACGGCAACATTCCTCAGATCTACAAGTTGGTGATTGTCAACTGGCAGCATGTTGTGTACGCTGAGCGCTTGATTGTGGCTCACGACTACTTGCCTGTGGTTGTCATGCAGCCCAATGAGGACGGTCTGGGATATCAGACACAGTCCATGCTGGACAATTCCATTCCGTACCAGGACATGGCCACGGCAATGTGGAACACCACAATTGAATCACAGCGTCGTAAAGTTTACGACCGCCTGGTGTACAATCCGCACTACATTGACAAGAAGAATGTGGATCCTGCTGCTTCGGTGTCTCGCATCCCAGTCAAGAATGCAGGTATGCTGGGTTTCGACATTCAGAAGGCGCTGTACAAAATTCCCTACGATGATCCGCAACCGACGCTGGGCATCCAAGCTAGCCAGTTGATTGGGCAGATGGCAGATGAAGCTGCAGGTCAGAACAGAGTGGCGCGTGGCCAGTTCCAGAAGGGCAACAAAACCAGCACTGAATTCGAAACTACCATGGATGGTAGCAACAATCGTCAGCAGTTGCAGTCGTTGACTTTGGAACACCAGTCGATCACTCCCATCAAGGAGATTATCCGCAGCAACACACTCCAGAATCAAGCAGTGGAAAGCATCCTGAACAGGAACAGCAAGGAGATTGTGGAAGTGGATCCTGTGGCACTGCGGGAAACAATTCTGGAATTCAACATGACTGACGGCGTCTTGCCAACAGACAAGCTGATGAGTCCGCAGGTCATGCAAGTGTTCATGCAAACTGCACAAGCAATTCCAGGCGCAATGGCTCAGTACGACGTGTTGGGTATGTTCCTGTACTGGTGTAAGCTGAAGGGTGCTACTTGGTTGAACGACTTCAAGAACAACCCAGAACAGCAGCAGCAGGCATTGGGGTTGATGCAGCAGTCTGCACAAGCAACAGCTGCCACGCCCACGGATGCAACTCAAAATGCAGCCAACGTAGCAACTGCACAAGCGCAACAAGCCCAGGCAGCCGCAGCTGCTCAAGGTCAACCAGGAGCTTGACATGAGAATTAAACTGGATGGATTTTTCACTGAGTTTGAACTGTCAGTAGAAGAGGAGCAGGCAGCTTTGGCCAATCCTTTGCTGCTGGCATTTATTCAAAACAAGAGAGCAGCTTATGTTGCTGCGTTTGCACAAGCCCAACTGACCACTGCGTCGCAAGGAGAACTGCTGGAACTGGAGCGCCAGCGTGCTAAGATTTCCATTTTGACTGAACTGATTGACGAGATCGTGCAATCCCAAACTGCTGATATCGAATCAGAATCCACTGACACACCCAACTGACCATTCCCAAAGGAACTATCATGGCTGACTTCTTTTCCAAGATGAATCCGTTCAACTCGCAGCAACGTCCAGTGCCTGCCACTCCGCCGGCTTCCCAACAAGCTCAACAAGGTCCGCAGAACTCCAACTTCCAGAATCCGCAAGGAACGCCTACTGGCGGCAATGGTAATCCTGCACCACAGTCGCAGAATCCTCTGGACGAGTTCAACAGCATGTTTGGCTTCAATCGCCAGCAGCAGCAAGGTGGCCAGCAACCAGCTCCACAGCAACAGCAGGCACCGCAACAGCAACAGTCACCGGCGTATGACGGCTATACTCAGCCGTTCGACCTGGCTCAGGCGCGTACTCGCATGTCCAACGTGAAGTTCTCGGCACAGCTGCCGGAGGAGATTCGTCAGAAAATTGCAGCTGGTGATACCAGTGCCTTCTTCGACGCGCTGGATCATGTTGGCCGCGAGTCGTTCTTGCACTCAACCCAGATGGCACACCAATTCGTGGATCGTGGTGTGAAGACTGGCCTGGACCGTTTCGGTGGCGGTTTGGATGAGCGCTTCCGCGATTATGAAGTTCGCCAGCAGAATCCTGACAATGAAGTGCTGAGTCACCCAACCGTGGCTCCCATGTTCAATGCAATCAAGAAGATGATGGCCGACAACAACCCCGGCATGTCAGCTCAGCAGGTTGCAGAGAACGCCAAGAAGTACTTCACGCAACTCAGCACTGCCATGAATCCTCAGGGACCGCAGCAGGGCAACTCCCAAAGCAACCCCCAAGAGCCGGACTGGGCAGCATCTTTCGGTGTCGACGCATCGGAACCTGGCGGCCAGCAATCGCAACAGTTCCAATCTCAAGGCAATGTTCAGCCGCGAGGTTTCTGACCACTCACGTAACTCTCTGGAGATCTTTCAATGGCAACCAATCTCATCGCGACGCAATCGATCCCACGTGGTCTGATGCGTCAATCCTTTGCAGCAACCATGGCTCGTTTGATGCCCATGGGCGGTGCTCCTCTGTACGGCCTGAGCTCGCTCATTCCTGACGCCAGCGTGCTCAGTTTCGAGCATGGCTACTGGACGAAGATCATGGCCTTTCCCAAGGTTGTGGCTGCTTCCGGTTCTGCCATCACCATCACTGGCAACACTGTTGTGCTCAACATCACAGCTGATGCTGGCGGTGTGCTGGGTGCGAACACGAACGGCAGCTTCTTGGTTGCTGGTGATCAGATGGTGGATGACACCACCTATGAGCAGTTCCGCGTGATCTCGACCACCATCAATGATCTTGGTGCTGGCACTTTGACGCTGCAGCGTGCTCTGTCGTCGACGTTTATCACTGACAGCAACACGATGGTGGCAGTGAACAACGCCACAGACAACAAGTACCCTGGCATCTCTGGCGGCATCGCACCTCTGGCTGCTGCTTCCGGCATTCCTGCTGCAACTGGTGTGACGACTCGTGCGATCACGCTGTTCCATGCGGGCAATGCGTTTGAAGAAGCTTCAGTGCGTCCGACTGCTGTGTCGCTGGTTGCTCAACGTGCCAGCAACTACACGCAGATCTTCCGCAATTCCTGGGCTGTTTCCCGCACTCTGGCAGTTTCACAACTGCTGGCTGGCAACGGCGCTGTGCAGGAATCCAAGCTGGACTGCGGTGCTTTCCATGCACTGGCAATCGAAAAAGCGCTGTTCTTTGGTCAGAAGTCATTGACCACGGTGAACGGTCAACCGTTCCACACCATGGATGGCATCTACAACGTCATCAATAACAATGCACCCGCGAACATCTCTGTTCTGGGGGCTGGTGCTGGCGGTGGTACGACCTGGACCGACTTGGAAGCTGCCCTGGACAAGACGCTGCAAGTCAGTGGCGATCCTCGTGGCGGCAACGTCCGCACGCTGTTCGTTGGTGGTCAAGTGAAGCGCGGTCTGACCGACATCGCTCGCAAGAACTCCAACTACAACATCGAGCAAGATGGTTCCAGCATGCAGCTGACCGAGTGGGGTCTGGAAGTTTCCACACTGCGCACGGCTCGTGGTCGCTTCGAAATCATCGAGCACCCGCTGCTGAATGCCTACGGTGCCAACTCTCCGCTGGCCAAGACTGCATTCGTGGTGGACTTGGGTGCGTTGAAGGTCGGCTACCTGCGCAAGACCCAGGAAGACCTGTACAACCAAAGCGGTGCGCAGGTCGACAACTCCATCGACGCTCAAGGTGGCGTGTTGACCACTGAACTCACGCTGGAAATCACCAATCCTGGTGCGTTCGGTGTGTTGAAGAACATCAACAACGTCGGCCTGGCTGGCTGATCCTTGTCGGGATTTCCTCCCAGGTAGAGATATCTGGGAGGTCTTTTTTCGACTTCAACATCTGAAAGAACACATCATGTCTCTCACATCCATCACTCTCGACGACACTGTTGAAGGCAAGATCCTGTCGGAAGCTCCTGGTAGCAAAGAAGGTCAAGTCACCTTCATCGGTCCCGCACAATCCAGCATCATGCTGGGTGGCGGTTTCGAGATCACCTTCCACGGTGGCGTATTTCGCACCAGCAATGAGGAGCTGATCGCTGCTCTCACTCGCCTGTCCAAGCGCGGCACCGGCATTCACAAGCTGGAAACTGTGGCCGCTGTGGCCGCTGCCAAGGATGCTGATCCGCTGAAACAGTTGGCGGATGAATCCAAGCAGGAAGCTGCTGATGCGGCCAAGGCCAAGGCTGTCGCTGACGCTGCCAAGAAGTAATTGACAAGTTCGGGAGTTGAGATGACATCGTTTGCTGAACTTCAAACTTTGACGATCGAGTTGACTCGACGTCCCGAACTTGCGTCAATGACAAAGCAAGCAATTCGCACGGCAACACTGCGTGCGCATTGCACAGACTTCTTCCACCGAGACGCACATGCAGCTGTACTCACGTATACGCCCTCGTCTGGTGTGAGTTTTGTGGATGTGGCAGATATTTACGCTGCCATTCCGCGACTCCGTGGAATCAAGTTTGTGCAATGCGTCAACCCAGCTAATCTGGCCCCAACAGAGAACCTGGAATACCGGGATTTGGATGATGTGTACAACGAACGCAAGCAACTGCGTCCAAGTGTGTACACACTACGAGGCACCAACTTGCGCATATACCCACTCCAGCAAACAGGTAGCATTGACGTGCACTGTTTTCTGCTGCCAACTGTCACTGAGGTTGGATACTCTTCCTGGATTGCAAATGACTTTCCGGAAGAGGTTGCAACCTGGGCTGCAGCATCTGTTCTGCACCGCGTTGGTAATGCTGAGCAGGCACAAGCAATGTTGAAAATGCAAGTGCAGCCGTTCCAGCAGATGCTGATTGAGACCTACCAAGTGCCTACAATCAACTGAGGATTTGTCATGTCTATTGTTGATCCAAAAGACCCCACCAAGCCAGTATATCCGGATAAAGTCAAGCAGTTGGCTGATGAAATCCGGGCACTGAAAACTCGAATCAACACCTTGGAATCCCAAGTTGTACGAGCTCCTGGGCTGGAAATGCTTGATGCGCTACCTGAAGCTGCTGTGCGAGCCAACCACATCCACGCTTATGATAGCGTTGGTGACCCAATGATGCTGGTTGGCATGCCAGGTGAAGACAGTGCGGTTCAGTTGCAGGTGGACCTCGCCAGCCCCGCAGTCGGCAGTGGTGGTGCACTGATCTACGCTAACGATGGTGCTAGTGGTTCGGTATTCACGACCGTTGCCGGGTTCATTGCAAAATGCGTCTCATCGGCTGGAGCATCTGTTGTTGGGTTTGTGCAATCGGGTGCTGGTGCGGTCACGCGGACGAGTCAGGACAAGATGCGCGAATACCGCAGCGTGATGGACTTCGGGGCTAAAGCGGACGGCAACTATGCAACCGGTGCGGGCACTGACAACACAGCGAATTTTCAGGCCGCGCTCAACTCGGTTTCGGATTCAGGCGGCGGCGCGGTTTATGTGCCCCCCGGCATTTACAAGCTGGCGGGCAAGATCACCATGCCTAACGCGGTGATGCTGATCGGGGCAGGCAAGTGGCAGTCCATCCTGTTCGCGCCCACATCATTTTCTGATGTTCATGGCCTGATTTATATGCCATACGTTGGCGGCTATGCAAGCGGCGTGCGCGGATTCGGTGTGATTGGTCAGACGGGCGGGTGCGGCGGGTCAGGCATCGTCTGCGAGAAAAATGGGTCGTTCATTTCTGACGTGTGGGTTAATGGATTTATCGTCGGCAATGGCATCTACCTAGGAAATACAGACGTGTTCCTGAGCGATTTCGTTGCAGAACAAAATGGGTATGGCGTACATATCGCATCGCCTCATGTATCAGTCGAATTTGGCACCACTCACAACAACGTCATTGGCGGCACCTTGATCACACGCGATGGGCTCAACGCTACGCAAGAAGGGCCGGTGCAGGTTTCAAATGTGCGCGACAACGTGCCGCGCCAATTCGGCTTCTACATCAACGGTGCCAAAAATGTGCAACTCACACAATGCTCAGCATTTGCTGACAACGAGGCCAACTACAACACCGGCATCGCGGCGGCTTTTGCGGTAAATGGTGGTGAAAACATCGAGCTGGTCGGGTGCTCGGCCCGCATTGCTGGCGGCGTCCCGCAGCCGAGTTCCCCGGCTGTAAGTATCTATGGATCATCTCTGGGTGTCCGTGTCGTTGGTGGAAAGTATTCCGGATTCCGCGACGGCATTGCGTCGTCTGGTGGCAAGAGAATTTCTGTCACCGGTGCAGAGATCGGCATGAACTACCGACATGGTGTGTTCATCAACGGCGGCGATGTCGTGACCGTGAGCGAAAACCAGATTTTTGACAATGGCCTCAACTCTGCGGCGCCTGGCAACTCTGGTGTGTACGACAACAATACCGGATCAGGGGCGCTGCACTTGATCACAGGAAATTTCATCACGCAGACAGCGGGCATCACAACGCAGCAGTTTGGCATACGCGGATACATCGCAGGCACCGGTCTAACGCTGCTGTCGTCGAACATCGTGAAAGGCAATACCACCAACATCGACAAGAGCGGCACCACCGCTAATTTCACGGACATGGTGAATGTGACCTGATCATGAACGAACTCGACGCCATCAAATGCGCCATCCGCGATGTGCTCGACGAGCGCAGCAAGATGCCTAGCGAGGAACATCGTGATCACCATGACTGGGTGCGACTCCAAATTGAGAAAGAGCGTGCAAGAGCTGAGCTTTGGCGAGCTGTGCTTGCCAAGAGTGTCCCTGCCATTGTGTGGTCTGCTGTACTTGCCCTATCAGGCTGGGTGTGGCATTGGGTCACTACCCATATTACTTGGAGATAACTGTGGCAAAGAAAACTCTGCGGTTTGCCCTCACTGTTGCAGACATCCCGTTCGTGTCAACTCAGCAACCACGCAGTGTGGTTGTAGGTGAGATTGACTCAGCTGGAAAACTGCCGCGTGAGTTCTATGGTACTCAGCAGAGTTATGATTTCAACACAATGCAGGTTGTATATGCTGAGAACGTCATGCCGACTGCCCAGGGGTGGTCCAGTGTCAGTTACACCCAGGCAGTTGAGTCCCCGGTAAACGATCTGGCAGATCCAGCACAAGCTGCTCTTGTGCCAGTTCGAGAATCGCGGGATGTTATTCAGCTAACTGCATCTGATCCAAACGACTGGCAGTCAGTAGCGAGTACAGAAATAAATATCCCAACTACCAGTGACAACTTGTTGTTGTTGGTGGCTGCAGATCAGGACCACACCAGATTGTGGTTGCGTTACCCGCTAAGTTATACCACGCCGAACACCAACTGGAAGCTGCTACAGGCGTATTTCACCGATTCAACTATTCACAATATGGTGTTCGGGCCTTTGGGAACTGGGCAGGAGATCACCACTGCATCTGCCTCAGGAATCCAGTTTATCTGTGTTCCATACTCAGGAATATTCTTTGTAGGCACGGCACAAACCAGTGCAGTGCTGCCAACCTTGCCAACACTGCAATATGTGGCTGTGCAACAACACGCGTTTGGTACCGCTCCCACGCTCAGCAGTGAAGCTTCGTCAGCCCAGTTTCTTGCCAACCTTCCAATAGATCCTCAACTTGCCAACTGTATTATCAGCAGTTCAAATGGTTATCTCTTGATTGCCTGGGATAATGTAATTGCTTGGGCTTTGGCTTCTGGCAACGTGTTTGATTTTGCTCCGATTGCAAACGCAGCTGTAACTGGATCTGATTCACGCATTCCGGAGGAGCTGATTGGTAATATTACCTGTCTGACTCCTGTAGCTGGCGGATTCATCATCTTCAGTGAGCGCAACGCAATTGCTGCAATTTACAGCCCAACCAACTTCGCCAATCCCTGGACATTCCGGGAAATCTCTGGTTGTGGTGGCGTACGCAATCCGGGCAACGTCTGCAAAACGGATAGCCAAGGGTCAGTTCATGCGATTACCTCGGCAGGGTTGCAGCGAATCACACTGACAAGTGTGCAGGATGTCAATACGGCTTGTAGCGATTTCATTACTGGTCGCCAGTTGGAGATGTATGATGAGGATTCAGGCGAGCTAGTGCTGTACCGACTGCAAGCTGACTTGCGTACTCGATGCACACTGTTGGGCAGCCGTTACTTGGCTGCTAGTATTGGGTTCAGTCACACAGACTACTACGACTTCGCCTTGGTGTACGACTTGCAATTCAAGCGATGGGGTAAATTCCGCTACCAGCATACAGCTGTTGTGGGTCTGTTCGACACTGAAACTCCGCAAGATCTGCTGATTTCTGACCTGGGTGAGAGCACAATCAGTGACTTGGGCGAGGCTACCATCGAATCGCTGGTCACCGATGTGAGTGGCCAATATACAGATTATCGACATCAAATTGGATTGCTCACTGGAGCTGGCGAGCTTGTGCGCGCAGTGATTGATCCAGGCTCACCGGCAGGTACTGGACAGGCACGAATCACATTCGGTCAGTTTCAGCTCAGCCGCTCGCGAGCTACAGAAATGCACGCAATTGAGGTGGAGGGTTGCAAGTCTGTCTCAGTAGAGTTGCAAACTTCCTACGATGGCAGAGTCTTGGAGCCCAAATACTCAACTGATTATTGGATGGAAGTGGCTGCCGTGGATGACTATGCTAAGTGGGCCGGACTGGTAGTAGGTGTAAACTTTACATTCAGTGTGGTTGGCACGTTCGACATGTCCACAATTCTGGTCACTGGTGCAGCTGAAGGGACACTGTAATGGGACGCAGATACCGAATTGGTACTGGATTGGCCGAGTTCCCAACCGGTGGGGATGAAGACATCAAGCAGATGTTGGTGCCTCTGTACCGAGCAATCAATGAGCTGGCCAAGCAGTTGAGTGACATCACTGGACTGACTGAATTTGCCCAAGGTGATATCCAGGGGATGTCTACTCTGCTGGAGCACGACCAGTTCCGATTGCAGAAATTCAGTTTTATTGCTGCCGAGCCTATCACCTATGGCAAGCTGGTCCACTTAGATTCGACAGCCGACGAGAGTAAAGTATGGTTAGCCAGCTCACTCAACTCAGTTAACCGGCCAGCCCATGGAGTTTGCACAGAGCAGCAAGCAACAGCATCTGGACTGCGTTGCCGAGTCCAGCTATTTCAAGGGTTAGTAACTGGCCTGAGTGGCCTTTCTCCAGGGACAATGTACTATCTTGGAGCTACTGGCACATACTCAGCAACTCCGCCGAGTTTGGTTACCAACTTCCAGCAGAAGGTTGCGCTCGCGATTAGATCAGACATGCTGGTGGTTAACATTCAATAGATTAGGAGCTAAATCATGGCGCTGAATTACAACGATATCAAGGATAAAGCTGGCCCGTTTCACTCGGCGCAAGCCCTGGCAGTGGCTGAACTGGCTCAGTCAGCTGCTCGTGATTTGCTGGCAGACTCGGACTCTCCGGTTGTGCTTGGCCCCGCCGCTCTTGCTGCGGTGAGCCGCCCAGCCGTCGTCGCGATCCGTCGCCAGCAGGCCAAATTGGAGGTGGAGCGATCTGCGCTGGCTCAAGCTCCGCTGTGGGCAGCTAACACGGCCTATGCTGCGACAGATGTGGTTCGGCTATCCACTGGGCCGCTACTGCTCTGCACGACTGCAGGCACGTCTCACGCGACCACGGAGCCCACAATCACCATCGGTTCTGCCCCAGCGGAAATCACAGACAACACCGCCAAATGGTGGGCGCTGTCTGAGGCGACCCGTGTGGCGCCGAGCGGCGCCATTG